CTGCGCAGATCTGATGGAAAGAATGCTTGAAGAAATTAAACAAACAAGAAAGGTACAAAAGAAATGAATGAAAAATTATTTGTAGCTACACCTATGTATGGTGGGCTATGCACAGGGGGCTATGCCCTTGGGTTGTTGAACATGGCAGGTACGTGCAGTAAGCATGGCATCGCCTTGTACTATGCACACATGCAAAACGAGTCGTTGATTACTAGGGCACGCAACAGCTTAGCCTACGACTTCTTGCAATCAGATGCAACACACTTAATGTTTATTGACGCAGACATTAGCTTTAACCCACAGGATCTTATAAGCATGACAAACGCTGACAAAGACATTATCTGTGGCATATACCCCAAAAAAGAAATCAACTGGTTCACAGTTGCACAAGCCGTTACCAAAGGTGTTGAGCCTAAAGACTTAGCCAACTACACAGGATCGTTTGTGGTCAACCTAGTGGGTGGGGCATCCGAACAAGAGGGCAAGGTGTTCGAGCCTATGCAGATTGAGAATGGTGGCACAGGCTTTATGTTAATCAAGCGTGAAGTATTTGATGCGCTCAAAGACAAAGTGCCAACCTATACCAACGACATGTTCCTTGCCATTGAATCTAACCCAACAAAGAAAGTTATTCATGAATTTTTTGCTACAAGTATCGACGAAGAAACCAACCGTTTGCTTTCTGAGGATTATCACTTTTGCAAACTGGCTAGACAACATGGCTTCAAAGTTTATGCGGCGCCTTGGGTTAGCTTAGTACATACAGGCACGTATAACTTTAGCGGTCAACTACCGAGGACACAATGAGCGCACCATTCGACAAGATACTTGTCATTGATTTTGAAACACGTTGGGATAGAAAAGAATACACGCTATCCAAGATGACGACAGAGCAGTACATACGTGACCCACGATTCAAAGCCTTTGGTCTTGCGTATAAAGACGTTGCAGAAGAGGGGGCACCCACATGGGTGGCGCACGATGACATACCGCTATGGATCGAGTCTATTGATTGGGATCGGACGGCGGTGGTTGCGCATAATGCGCAGTTCGATGTGGCGATTCTCTCATGGGTGTACAGGGCTAAGCCTTGCTTTATCTTTGATACGCTCTCGATGGCTCGTGCCTTGCGTGGTGTGGATGGTGGCAATTCATTGGCAACGCTAGCTGAATACTATGAGTTACCACCCAAGGGTAAGGGCGTGGCTAGTAGCGATGGCTTGGAGTTCTTATCACCTGAAGTAGAGCAAGAACTTGCAGAGTATTGCAAGCATGACGTATGGCTTTGCGAACAGATATTGGAACGGCTTGCCAAAGAAGTTGAGGGTGGCTTTCCATTGAAAGAACTCAAGCTAATCGACATGACGCTCAAGATGTTTACCAACCCCACACTAGAACTAGACAAGGATATGCTCAATGAAGCGATTACCGATGAACGGCAAAAGCGTGAGGCGCTCTTGGAAAAGATTGGGATTGAAGAGACATCGCTTGCAAGTAATGAACAGTTTGCAAATGTATTGCTTGAACTTGGAGTTACGCCACCGAAGAAGATTAGCAAAACGACAGGTAAAGAAGCGTATGCGTTTGCCAAGAACGACGCCCTATTCCAAGCGCTACTCAATTCCGATAATGAAGATGTTGCGTTACTCTGTGAGGCGCGTCTCAAAGTTAAAAGCACGCTTGAGCGTACAAGAGCGCAACGTTTTGTTGACATTGCAGAAAAGGGTAATCTCCCTGTACCGCTCCACTACTACGGCGCACACACCGGTCGTTGGTCTGCGTCCAAAGGTTCGGGGCTTAATCTACAAAACCTCAAGCGGGGGTCTTTCTTACGCAAGGCTATCTGTGCGCCGAAAGGTTTTACCCTCGTCGTATGCGACCTCTCGCAGATTGAGCCAAGAGTTCTTGCGTACCTCGCAGACTATCAACCCCTACTTGAAATCTTTGCGTCGGGTCAGGATGCGTATGCGGCGTTTGGTGCGCAGATGTTCGGTATACCGGGGCTTAACAAAACAGATCACCCCGATCTCAGACAGTCAGCTAAGTCTGCCCTTCTAGGTTGTGGCTATGGCATGGGGTGGGCTAGCTTTTCTGCACAACTTCTTACAGGCTTTCTAGGTGCGCCACCTACCATGTATGACAAAGCGTTTGCCAAGCAGTTGGGCGTAAGTACAGAAGACGTAAATACCTTTGTCAGTTGGGAGCGCAACATGGAGATGCTAGCTAACATACCGCACACATGTACAGACAAAGAGTTGTTGGTTCACAGCCTAGCGTCAAAGAAGATTATCGACATCTATCGTAACAGAGCACAACCTGTTGTTAGCTTGTGGGATTTATGCGGTGGGTTGATCAAGCATAGTTTATCTGAGGGTAACGAGTACACATACAAGTGCTTGACATTTTCTAAAGAAAGCATAAGATTACCAAGTGGGCTGTCTTTACGATACCCTAATTTAACTGGCACCACCGATGAAAAAGGTCGTGTTCAATGGCATTATGGCGCCGATAAAAAGAAGTTGTACGGCGGTAAAGTAGTAGAAAACATTGTGCAAGCAGTTGCTCGGTGTGTGATGACGGACGGCATGCTCAGGATACAAAAGAGGTATTCCTGTGTATTAACCGTTCACGACGAGGTTGTATGTTTAGTACCTGAGAACGAAGCCAAAGAAGCTGAGGCATGGGTGCTAGAGCAAATGGTGGCAGACCCACCATACATGAAAGGGATACCGCTTGATGCGGAAACAGGTTGTAACAAACGATACGGAGAAGCAAAATGAAGATACCTAAAGAAGTAACAATCGGCAAGACCAAGATCAAAATTGACCAACCAGTATCACTACGGGTAAACAAACAAGCATGCAGGGGTTGCTTTGATAGAGCAGACAACAGCATTGACGTAGCCAAGCAAGATGTGCGTGGCAACAAGTATGACAAAGACGAGCGTAGCGAAACCTTTTGGCATGAGCTTACCCACGCCATACTGCACGACATGAAGAATAGCTTGAGCTACAACGAGAAATTTGTGACTGCCTTTTCCCAACGGCTTGACCAAGCTATCAAGACTGCGAGATTCTGATGAACGAAAACGAACAACTAAAAGACCGCATAGCCGATTTGGAAACAGCAGTTGTGTTTCTTAGAAAAGCGCTTGACGATACGCTTGAGGCTCTTTCTTCAGCAATACAGTTTGCCAAAGCCATAGAAGAAAGGAGTCGTGGTGAAAATTAAATGGAGTCACTCAGGGCTTAAAGACTTTGAAGGCTGTGCAAGGCGTTACCATGAAGTTAAGGTACTCAAGAACTACCCATTCACAGACACAGTACACACTATCTACGGCAAGCAAGTGCATGAGTCCGCAGAACTGTACATCAAAGACGGTACACCCCTACCCCCTGAGCATGAGTTCATGAAGCCCACGCTGGACGCACTACTTAAAAAGACAGGGCGCAAACTTACCGAGTACGAGATGGGCTTAAAGGAAGACCTAACCCCCTGTGCTTTTGGCGATGCAGATGTGTGGGTGCGTGGCATAGCTGATCTGTTAATCATTGATGACGATGGGCTCAAGGCTAGGGTTGTGGACTACAAGACAGGCAATGACAAGTACCCCGACCGAGACCAACTGACACTCATGTCTTTGATGGTGTTTGCCCACTTCCCCCACATACGCCAAGTTAATTCTGCCTTGCTCTTTGTTGTCAAGAACTCGATGGTTACACAAACGATGACCGTAGAGGAGAAGGACTTCCATTGGTGGCGGTATCGGGAGAGGGTAGCCAAGTTAGCCGCTTCATACGACAATGACGTGTGGAATCCCACAAGCACACCGCTATGCGGTTGGTGCCCAGTTAAGAGTTGTGAGTTTAACCCCAAACACTAGGAGAGAATCATGGCAACAAAGCGCAACTATGCAAAAGAATACGCAACATACGATGGCACAGAGATGGTTAAGAAGAAGCGTGCCCAACGTAACAAAGCACGACGCATGCTTATGCGTGAAGGTGTAGTACACAAGGGTGATGGTATGGATGTAGATCACAAAACACCCTTGAGCAAAGGTGGCACAACAGTACGTAGTAACTTAAAAGCAGTACCCGCAAGTAAAAACAGATCATATAAACGAAAGGCAGATGGGTCAATAAAATGAAATTTCAAAACACATATGGTGTACGCAAATCAATAAACTACTATTGCGCACAAGCAAGCAACTGTTTCCCAACAAGTGGCAACAAATCAGCAACCAAGAAGAAATGGTTAGAAGATAAAGACCTATACCTTGGTGACATTAGCGGTATGGAACGAGTTCTTGTAGCGGTGCATATTGTTACAGACGAGCATAAGAAACCCTTGTTAATGGATGCTGTTACTGGCTCGTTGTACAAACCACAAGACGGCAGATGCCATTCATCAGATCAGCTACACATGAATAAGTTTACAAAAGTAGAAGGATTAAGAGACCGCCTCATGAGTGTTAAGAGCGACCAGTTTGCAGAAAGCGAGTAAACGATGGGAATCTCAGACGAAGACTATGCAAAACAGCTTGACAAATTAAGAATGGAAGTACTGCAGATACGCCAACAAAACTCAACAGTACAAGCAACAAACATAAGCACAGGCGCATCGGCTAAACCAACTAAGCCCATAAAGATGACAAACGATGATTTAGATCGTGAAGCATGCAAAGTTTCTATATCCACGTTGGTTGACATGTGGGTGCTACGTTGGCAAGACAAGTGGGTAACTGACGATGAGATACGCAATGCAGACGACTTTTGGCGTATTGCGTTTGTGCGTTTAGAAAACGTTAACAAGATAGAGAAACACACACTTGGCGATTCATACGACAAGGTGTACAGGATCATAGAATAATGCAGATAATAGAAAACAAGGCGCTGTTATTTAAGACTCGCAGTCCCGACAAATACAGCGTGATACCAAGAAGCAAAGTTGTTAGCGAGAGCAACGGCGTATACGAAGTTGCTGTGTACTGGGGACTAGATGAAGTGCGGGTACTCCGCAACCTAGGTGTTAAGAACCCACCATCGCCCATTACCGCCAAATACAACTGGCCCGGCAGACATAAACCCTTTGCGCATCAGATCGAGACGTCATCGTTCCTCACAATGAATCGCAGAGGGTTTGTATTCAATGACCCCGGCACCGGCAAAACATTTTCTGCGTTATGGGCGGCTGATTATTTGATGAAGCTAAAGCAAGTAAGACGTTGTCTTATCCTGTGTCCGCTCTCCATCATGCACGACGCATGGATAAGTAGTATTGGCAAAAGTATTATTCATCGCTCGGTAATAGCGGCTCATCACACACAAGCATCACGACGCATTGAGATGGTTCAAGGTGACTACGAATTTGTTGTGGTGAACTATGATGGCTTGAATTTAATTGTCGATGAGATTGTCAACGATGGGCGCTTTGATCTTGTGATTGTCGATGAGGCAAACGCATACAAGAACCCAACGACTAAACGATGGAAGTCACTCAACAAGATACTTAAGCCTGACACTATGCTTTGGATGATGACGGGCACACCGGCATCGCAGTCACCTGTGGATGCCTACGGCTTAGCTAAGTTAGTAAACCCTAACGGCGTACCCAAGTTCCTTACAGCGTGGCAGGACAAGGTGATGCAGAAGGTCAGCAAGTTCAAGTGGATACCAAAGCCCTCTGCACAACAGGATGTGTACGACTCACTTCAGCCTGCAATACGTTATACAAAAGAAGAGTGTACCGACCTACCGCCTGTGCTTACCGAGACACGTGACATCCCCCTTACTGCACAACAAGTTAAGTACTACCGCATGCTTAAAGACCGCATGCTAGTACAAACGGCAGGAGAAACAATCACCGCAGTAAATGCCGCCGCAGGTGTTAGCAAGCTGTTGCAGATAAGTGCAGGAGCCGCTTATACCGATGAGAAAGAAGTTGTGGAGTTTGATTGTGCGCCTCGCTTAAACGTACTACTTGAGGTGCTAGAAGAGACAAGCCGTAAGGTTATTATCTTTGCACCATTTAGGCATAGCATTGAAACCATACACTTGCACCTACAAAAGCACAACATTGCATCGGAAGTGATACATGGTGATATAAGTGTTAATAAACGTACTGACATATTTAAACGCTTTCAAACAACTGATTCACCAAGAGTTTTAGTAATTCAGCCACAAGCCGCATCACATGGTGTAACATTAACTGCGGCTGATACTGTTGTATTCTATGGACCTGTTATGTCTGTGGAAACATACTTGCAATGTATTGCACGTGCAGATCGTATTGGGCAAACTTCTACGAATGTAACGGTGATACACTTACAAGGTAGTGAAATAGAAAAGCGGATGTTTGATCGCCTAGAGAAACGTGTAGAAGGACACGATCTCTTGCTAAGCCTGTATAGGGAGGAATTAAGTTCCTAGGAAAAACCCTATATCAGGTTGAACACCTGTCTTTTTAGTTGTAAAATATTTTACAAAGGAGCATATAAATGCCAAACGAAGAAGTAATACCGCTAGATAAACTAGCACGTGTATATCGTAAGATGTACGCAAAGGTTCAAGAACTGACAAAAGAATACGAAAGTCAGATCGAAGAACTTAAAGCAAAACAAGATGAGATCAAGAATGCCATGAAGGATCAGATGATGGCGCTTGGAACCAACTCCGTAAGAACTGCGGAAGGCACCATCATCTTGTCACAGAAGACGCGCTACTACACAGACGACTGGGATTCATTCAAGCAGTTTGTTGTACAGCACGACGCATTAGATTTGTTTGAGAAGCGCATAGCGCAGAAGAACATGTCTATGTTTTTAGAAGAAAACCCCGGTGTTGTACCTGCTGGGCTCAACTCGATGTCTGAGTATGCAGTAACTGTTCGTAAACCAACTAAATGAAGGAAAGGACCATGGGCGAAATTGCCAAATTTAATCCTGCACAAACCCCCGCTTTTGCTCGCAAAGGCGAATTATCAACCCTCGCTAAAAGCCTTGCAGGTGGCGGAGTAGGTGGCGGTGGAAAACGTATCTCT